ACAGAAGGCGCAAGCTCGCATGGATGCAAACGAAAGAGAGATATAGTCAATGGCAATAATTGAACGCATTGTCACGGTCTATAACGACAAAGGCTCCAAGCAGGCTCTCAAAGACCTGAAAAGACTTGAAGATAATTTTGTCAATGCCAGCAAGAAAATTGCTAAGGCATTCGGCGCCGCCACTCTCGCTGCGGGCGCCCTAGCCACCAAACTCGCCGTTGACGGTGTGCAAGCCGCTATCGCGGATCAGAAGTCACAGGCACTTCTGGCAAACGCGCTTCGCAATACAACAGGCGCCACCGATGCCGCGATTGCAGGCGTTGAAGATTACATTTCGGCACAACAAAGACTTGTTTCTGTTAGCGACGATGAACTTCGCCCATCGCTAACAACCCTGTTGAACGCCACGCAGGATATTACTGAGGCACAAGCACTTCAATCTCTCGCTCTTGACATTTCGGCAGGCGCTCAAAAAGATTTGCAAAGCGTTTCCTTGGCTCTTGCCAAAGCCGTCGGCGGCAATATCGGCGCTCTTACTAAACTCGGTGTGCCTTTATCTGAGGACATCAAGAAGAGCAAAGACTTAAATGCCGCTCTCAAAGAATTAGGAAACACCTTTGCAGGTGCGGCTTCTACTCGCGCTCAGACATTTGAAGGTCGCATGGAAGGCATACGCATTGCCTTCAGTGAAGCCCTTGAGACTCTTGGCTTCGCACTGCTTCCTGTCTTGGAAGAATTGGCGACGATTTTTCAGACGCAACTCATTCCTATCTTTGAACAATTTATTGCTCAAAATAAGGATCAACTTGCTGCTGCTCTTGGCGATGTAATTCAGTTTGCTCTTGGCGCTGCCAAGGCTCTTGCTTCATTGTTCAAGACCATCTCAGATAACCTGACAACATTCAAAGTCTTTGCAGGTATCTTGACCGGTATCTTTGTTGGAACAAAGGTATATACAGGCGTCATCGCCATCATTGGCGCACTCAAACTTCTCACTGCACAATTCAAGCGTCAGGCCGTCGCAGGCACCGCCGCAGGCACCGCGACTGCCTTTGCAACAGGCGGAACATCAGCATTCGCAGCAGCAGCAGGCTTGACCGCATTTGCCGCAGCAGCAGGCGCAACTTGGTATGCCATCAATTCTTTGACGAATGCCGTCAATACTAATTCACAGGCAATCCAAACCAACTCTCAAGTTGTCAATAATCACTTGAAGGATTTGAACAGACTTGCGCAGGCAACTGCGACGGCAAATATCGCAAACACGAAATTGACTGTCACAACAGGAAATTTGAACAAAAAAACCAAAGAGCAAATTGCATCAGAAAAGGCTCTTGCGGCACTTCGTAAATTGGGCATCAAGCCGACAAATGAAAAAGACCCAATTCAACTTGAAGCAGCTCGTTTGAATCTGCTCAAGCAGGGCAACTTGGAAGAAGCGCGTCGTGTTGATGCGATAATGAAAAACCTAGAAGCGCAGATGAAACTCAATGACGCTGCGCAGAGATATTCAGACCTTCTCACCGTTCTCTCCGATCAAGTTATCAGCGATGAAGAAGTCTCAGTTCTTGCTCAGAAGTGGAACATAACTAAGGGCGAAGTTCTTGAATACATCGCTCGAATCTACGCTGCCAATTCTACAGATTTGAATGACGGCCCTATTGTCAACCTACTCATGAAGTGGGGATTGACAAAAGAAGAAGCCGAAAAATATGTTGACTTCACACGCGCTCTCAAAGACGAAAAGATTTCAGACGCCGAAATTGAAGAGTTGATGGGCAAGTGGGGAATGACTCGCGCCGAAGTCATCGCCTACGCAAAGACTGTTCAAGATGGCACCGCGCTACAAAAGGCTCTTTCAAAATCGTGGGCAACACCAGGAGATGAAGCTGCCGAAGCGTGGAAACGCGCCCTTGCCGCTCTCAATGCCTACCTTGCCGCGCTCAATACAGGCAAACCACAGGGCATCACGCCAATCACTCCAAACACGCCAATAACACCCGTGACTCCTACACCTTCAGGAATCATTGGTGCGGGTAGCCCTGCTTATGCTTCTGTCAGCGCACTACAAGAGCACATCGGAGACTTAACCACGATGCGTGCCGATGTCGGTGGCGCTACTGCTCTTGGTATCAAACTCAAAGAGCAAATTGATGAATACACCGACCAAATCAAATTCGGTTCACAAGCTCTTGGCACTATTGTTGACGAGCAGAGCAAAGCCGCAATGATGCAGTCGTTGATGCCTGGCACTATCACTGCCGAATCGGGATTTGATCCTGCTTCATTCCGTATGGGTGAAAATGCAGGCTTGACAATTAACATGACAGTTCAAGGAAATGTTCAGACCGAAGCAGATTTGGCAAATGCCATTCGTCAGCGCATCTTGAGTGAGCAGGCAAGTGGAAAGCCAATCGTCTTTGTTGGCGGTCTGTAATGCCAGGAACTCCGACACTTGGAGTCAGCATTGACTTCGCCAACGGCCCTGCCTTCGGTAATCCTCTTATTCTTGACGATCCGACAAGCGTTCTTGACACCGCCATTCTTGCCGACGCACCGGCAGATGTTGTCGATGTCTCCAACATTGCCATTCGCGTCAACATTAGGCGTGGTCGCAATCGAATCCTCAATAACTTTGAAGCAGGCACCGCCACCGTTGTCTTAGAAGATGAAAATGGCGATTGGAACCCACAGAATGTTTCAGGGCCTTACTACGGCAAGCTCTTGCCTCTTCGTAAGATTCGCATTTGGGCAGATTACGATGACGGCTCAGGTCTTGACCGCTACTATCTCTATTCAGGCTACATCACGAGCTACGACAACTCATTTCGCCTTGGCGTTGATGAAATCTCTAGCGTGACCTTGCAGTGCGTAGATGCCTTCCGTCTTTTCCAGAATGTCAACATCACAACTGTCGCAGGAACCAGCGCTGGACAAACAACGGGGGCGCGAATTGAAAACTTGCTCAACTTGGCAAGTTACCCTTCAAGCCAACGCATCATTGACACCGGCGATAGCACAGTCCAAGCCGATCCTGCTACGGCGCGGACATTGCTCGCCGCCTGTCAGACGATAGAGCAGACCGAACTTGGCGGCTTCTTTATTGATCCCGAAGGAAGCGCCGTCTTTCTTTCTCGTTCAACAGTTTCCGAAAAGGCCGACCAAACGCCTTTGATGTTCAATGACGATGGCACCAATATCGCCTATCAGTCCATTGACTTTGCCTATGATGACACACAGATTTTCAACGACATTACTGTCACCCGTCTTGGCGGAACGGCTCAGAATGTGCAGTCCACAAGTTCAATTGAGACTTACTTTATCCACTCAGGTTCGCGCTCTGACCTTTTGATGCAGACCGATAGCGAAGCCTTGGATCAAGCAAATATGCTTCTCAATGCTCGTGACAATGCCTTGCTTCGTATTGACTCCATCGGCTTGAACCTTATGGATTCAACGGCAAGTTCACGCATCGTGGCAGGTCTTGAATCTGATTTGTTCACCCTCATCAATGTCACCAAGACCGCGCAGGCTTCTTCAACTTTTAGCCTTGAACTATTCGTTCAGGGTATTCAGCACGACATTACCCCGACAACCTGGACAACAAGGTTGCTCACGGCAGAACCTATAATTCAGGCATTCATCTTGGATTCGACAACCCAAGGCGTGCTTGATGGAACGCAAGGCGTTCTTTCATACTAAGGAGAAAAAATGGCAGGAGCAGGCTATAAGTTATTCGTGAGCGGAGATGTTTTGACCGCCGCTCAGGTCAATACTTATTTACAACAACAAGTCACGATGGTTTTTGCGAACTCGACTGCTCGCACCACTGCCTTATCAGGTGTTCTTGCCGAAGGAATGATGAGCTACTTACAAGACACCAACGCCGTTGAAGTCTATAACGGATCATCGTGGGTGAATGTTGGCAACTCAGGTGACATCACAGGCGTCACCGCAGGCACAGGTTTATCAGGTGGCGGAACTTCAGGCGATGTCACTTTGTCCATTGCTTCTGCGCAATCAGATTTAGTTATCAAAGGATTTGAAGAAGATGTCAATGTTGTCGCATCTGCTGCAACAGGCACCATCAACTTTGATGTGGCAACTGCTTCTGTTTGGTATTACACATCAAATGCCACCGCAAACCACACTCTGAATTTCCGTTATGACGGATCAAATACTCTTAGTTCAAAGCTCGCAGTTGGCGATGCCATAACGCTTGTTTGGCTTAACACCAATGGCTCGACTGCCTACTATCCGAATGTCATTCAAATTGATGGAAGCGCCGTCACGCCCAAGGTGCCTGCGGCCATTAGCGCCGGCAACGCCAGCGCGATTGACGCCTATGTCTTCACCATCATTAAGACTGCGGCAACGCCGACCTACACTGTCCTTGAGACTCAGACGAAGTTTGCATAAAGGCTATTGATGTCACCTTTACTTCAGACCTTCGCCAATGGATCAGCACTCGGTTATCGTTCACGCGGTGCAGCCGCAGGCACTGCCTTTGAGTCTATTGCTACTGCTACTGTTGGTAGTGGGGGCGTTGCGTCTGTAACTTTTAGCAGCATTCCTAGCACATATAAACATTTGCAGATTAGAGCAATAGCAAAGTATAATTACACTGTTGCTTTAGATTTTTCAAATGTAATGTTAGTTTTCAATTCAGACACAAGCAGTAGTTATTCTTATCATACACTTCTTGGGCGAGGAACATCTGTAGATGTTGGAAGCGCGAGTTCGCAATCAAAGGGTGTTGTGCAAACATTTATGCCCACAAATGCAGGTGGCGATGATAACAATGTTTATGGTGGAACAGTCATAGACATTTTAGATTATGCCGATACTAATAAATATAAAACTGTTCGCGGTCTAGGCGGATATGACAGAAATAGTTCAGGTAGAATTTCACTAAATTCTGTATCGTGGCAAAAAACAGATGCTATTACATCCATTCAAATATCTCCTGATACAACTGACGGGTGGGTTCAATACTCCCATTTCGCCCTATACGGAATTAAGAGCGCATAATGCCAGCAACTTACGAACCAATAGCAACGACAACGCTGGGAAGTTCTGCTTCTAGTGTTACTTTTTCTTCTATACCAGGAACTTATACTGATTTGATTTTGGTAGTTAATGGAACTTCTACTGCAACCAATGGAAATGAAATGCAGTTTAATGGAGACACAGGTAATAATTATTCTTTTACTTTGTTGTATGGAACTGGTTCTGCTGCCGTTAGTTCAAGAAACTCTAACATAAGTTTTGCTTACGCTGGTCGCACAAATACCAATCAATCAGTTTCTATCACTCAAATTATGAACTATGCAAACACTACTACTTACAAGACAGTTCTTACTAGGGCTAGCAGTAATGGCGATATAGTTATGGGAAATGTGTCAACTTGGCGTAGCACTTCAGCTATTACATCTTTAGTTTATGCGGGAGCCACTTTCAATTCTGGAACTGTTTTTACCCTATACGGCATCAAGGCGGCATAATGGCAACTACTTATGAAGCAATAGCAACTGTGACTGTAGGAAGCGGTGGGGCGGCTAATATGGAATTTACTTCAATTCCGCAGACCTATACTGACTTAGTAATCAAAGCATCAACTAGAACTAATTATGGTACACAAGCAGATGCTTGTATTCTGCAATTCAATAGCAATTCATCTAGTTATTCAATGATCCGTTTGCAAGGTAGTGGTTCAGCAGCATCTTCAAACTCAAACACAACAAACATTCGTGCTGTAACAGATGAAGATAATGCAACTGCAAATACATTTGGTTCTTGGGAAGCATATGTTCCTAATTACACATTAAGTAATAATAAATCTGTAAGTTTAGATTCCGTAATGGAAAATAATGCTACTGCCGCAGAACAAAACCTTGTGGCGGGTTTATGGTCAAATACTGCTGCTATTACATCTATCAAGTTATTACCTCTAAATGGCACTGCTTTCAAGCAATACTCAACCGCTACTCTATACGGAATCAAGAACTCATAAGAAAGGAAAACAATGCCAACCAAACTCATTGTTGATTGCAGCACTGGAGTTACTACAGAAGTAGAACTTACTGCCGAAGAAATTGCACAACGCGAAGCCGATGCGCAAGCCGCAGCACAAGCAAAGGCAGACGAAGAAGCCGCCGCAGCCGCTAAGCAAGCTGAGAAGGAAGCAATTGCAGCTCGCCTTGGCTTGAGCGCTGAAGAACTTTCCACCCTGCTTTCATAGTAAATTCATCGGGGCCATACAAGGAGATCACAGTGGGCATTTCCACCCGTCAAGTCACCGTCACAACAAGTCCAACCATCTTGGTTGATAACACCGCCGAAGCCGAAGAAGTGCATCTGCACGCCGCCGGTGGTCAAGCGGTCTTTCTTGGCAACTCCGATGTCAACACCACTTCAGGCTTTGAATTGGACAGTGGTGAGAAAATAACTTTGCAAAATAAAAACAACCCGATTTATGGCGTCACCAACACAGGCACCACCGTTGTTCAGGTCTTGGTGGTCGGCACATGAGCGCAATGGATTGGGCGTCATTTTTCGTTGCCGTCTTTAGTATTGTTGGCTCGGTAGCTCTCGGAGTCAAATGGCTTGTCAAGCATTATCTCAACGAACTCAAGCCCAATGGCGGATCATCGCTGAAAGATAAAGTCTCGGCATTGGAAGATAAGGTTGATTTCCTAACCGATATTGTCAAAGAAGCCTTGAAGAAATAATGTGCTCAAAACAGTTAGATAATTTTCTCCACATCGCAGGCGCCGAAGTCGGCTATATTGAAGGCCCTGCCGATAATCAGACCAAGTATCAAAAGGCGAATCAACCTTGGTGTGGCGCCTTTGTCAATTGGTGCGCCAAGCAAGTCTCCTTGAAAATTCCTGACTGCACCTACACGCCCAATGGCGCAAAGGCATTTGTCAAAGAAGGAACTTGGCAGGATGCAGAAGGCGCAACTCCACTGCCAGGAGATTTGGCGTTCTTTGACTTCCCCGCCGATGGCATTGACCGTATCTCTCACATAGGAATCGTGGAGAGCGTCAACGCCAATGGCACCGTCATCACCATCGAAGGCAACACTGCGCCCGACACGAAGGGCGATCAGCGCAATGGCGGTCAGGTAGCGCGTAAGATTCGCGCCTACAAGAAAAAGAATCGTGGCAAACTCAAGCCATCTCTGCCGGTGTTCATTGTGGGCTTTGGCAGACCTAAGTTCAAGGAGTGCAAATGCTCGACAAAGAAAAACTCATCGCAGTCGGTAGCACATACGCAAGGGCAGGAGCTGCCGCAGTAGCCGCTCTCTATCTTGCCGACCCATCTCGCCCATTGAAGGATTATGTTGCGGCTTTCGCTGCCGCAGTTCTTGGCCCGATACTCAAGGCCATTGATCCTAAAGCGACAGAGTTTGGTCGCGGAAGCAAGTAGTAATGCAACGGGGGAAAATCTTAGATGAGGCAAAACGCCTCACTCATTCGGATCGTCAAGATACCTATGGCGACCCGCTCACAAATCATCAACGCATCGCAGACCTGTGGAGTGTTTATCTTGAAACTGAGATAACACCTTCACAGGTCGCTTTGTGTTTATGTCTGGTCAAAATTGCTCGCTTGATGCAGACATCTGACCACATAGACTCATTCATAGATTTAGCAGCGTATGGCGCCATTGGGGGCGAAATCAGTGCATCTGAACAATAATCTCATTCTTGTTCCAACTCGTGGCAGACCACACAACGCCATTGAAGTTCTCAAATGTCACAAAGAATTTTCTTGTCGCTCTGACTTGCTCTTTATTGTGGACACCGATGATGAAGAACTCATCAACTATCGAAGCGCCGTCGGCATTGAGAACATTGTTGAAATTGAAAATAAAACTCGTGGCATGGCTTATCCGGTCAATGTCGCTGCCAAGAAATACGCCAACGAATATGACTATTTCACCTTCATTGGCGATGACCACCGACTACGAACGCCCGATTGGGATATTGCCTTGATGCGTGCCATTGGCAACCGACCAGGGCTTTCCTATGGCAACGACTTGCTTCAGGCAGAGAACTTGCCGACGGCGGTGATGATGTCGGCGGCCATTGTCCGCGCCCTTGGCGGCATGGTGCCACCGAAGCTCAAACACCTTTACCTTGACAACTTTTGGAAAGCCTTGGGCAATGACCTAGGGCATCTGACCTATCTGCCGCAGGTCATTATTGAACATCTCCACCCTGTTGCAGGCAAAGCCGAATGGGATGAAGGCTATCGCGCCGTCAATGCCCGTGAAGTTTATTCGTTCGATGCCTTGATGTTTGATAACTATATGAAAAGTGAAGACTACCAAGTTCTCTTGAAGGTCTTGCGTCAATGAAGTGCATTTCATTTTCGCTCTACGGAAACGAAACCAATTACACCATCGGAGCCATCAAGAACGCCATTCTTGCTTCACGCTACTTTCCTTTTGATGATGGCTTTGTCACTCGCTTCTATGTAGGCAAGTCGGTTGATTCATCTATCACAACAACGCTTGAGCGAATCAAAGGCGTTCAAATCGTCACAATGGATCAAGTGGAAAATCACACCGCAAAGTTGTGGCGCTATCTTGCTTTCTCTGACGAGCAATTTGAAGCCGTCATCTGTCGTGATGTGGATGCCCGTCTTTCCTATCGTGACCGCATTGCACACGAAGATTGGCTCAACTCCTGCCTTGATTATCACATCATCAAAGACCACCCAACAGGTCACAACTATCCGATTTCTGCCGGTATGTTTGCAGGTAAGACAAAGGATTTGCGCTTCTTAGCATCCACAATCAACAATCGTGAGCGCGGCGATTACTACACAGTTGACCAAGATTTCTTGGCAGAAGTGGTCTATCCCATCGTTGCAGGTGACGCACTCATTCACGATCCTTACTATCAGACACCTATCATTGGCAATTCCATTAGAACAACAATTCCCTTTGATGCGCCAACTCCCCTGTCGCATATCGGCGCAGCTCTATTTTCCAACGATACTTTTGTCTTTGACATAGACCGCAAAGCGCAAATGGCTTATTGTGGCTCTGCGAAATATATCTACGAACACGACAGGTGGGGCAAATGAAGATACTTATTACAGGCGATGAAGGCTTTGTTGGCACTAATTTCAAGAAGCATTTAGATTCCAAGCGCAACTCCATCACCGGCATTGACATCAAAAGTGGCGTTGATGTCAGAGATTTCTTTGCCAAAGATGACACTAAGTTCGATGTCGTCATTCACCTGGCGGCAATCGTCGGTGGCAGAGCCACCATTGAAGGAAACCCTTTGGCAGTTGCCGCCGACCTTGCCATTGACGCCGACCTTTTCCAATGGGCGCTTCGCACTCGCCCGAATCACATTGTTTATTTCTCGTCATCTGCGGCCTATCCGATTTACTTGCAGCGAGCTGAATACAAGCAACGACTCAAAGAGTGGGATATAAATCTTGACCACATTCGCACTCCCGACTTCACCTATGGTTGGGCCAAGTTATCCGGTGAAATGCTGGCTTCTTATGCCAGAGCAGAAGGCTTGAAGGTCAGCGTTCTTAGGCCCTTTAGCGGATACGGAAGCGACCAAAACCTTGACTATCCTTTCCCATCATTTATCAAGCGCGGAAAAGAGAAGTCTGATCCTTTTGATGTATGGGGCAGAGGAACGCAGGTGCGCGACTTCATTCACATCGAAGATGTTGTCAGGGCAACATTTGAAGCCATCACCAACGATGTCACCGTTGCAAATCTCTGCACAGGAAGGGCGACTTCCTTCATTGAGTTGGCAGAACTTGTGATGATGCAGGCGGGATATTTAGCTCCGATACGCACCAACCCGAAGGCTCCTGTGGGAGTTGCCTATCGGGTCGGTGATCCGAACAAGATGCTTGGCTTCTATGAGCCACGAATCTCTTTGGAAGAAGGAATTGCTCGCGCCTTCGCAGGTGCCTAGAACTGCTCTTCCATTTTGTTGATTGTGCGGTTGATGTAGCGTGGGCCGACGAGTCTGACGAACCACTTGGGAAATGCAAAGGGCTTTGGCTCATTTTTAGGAATTAGCAGAAGGATCAGAAGAATCCACCACGAATACCACACGCTCATCAAAGTCCAAAAGATAACGCTTCTGCCGACAGAGTAGGCGTAGAAGGCAGTGATAAAGACTGCAAGAAGTTGGAGTCCGTTCATTTAGCACCAACCCATCACAGGTGCAGGTTGAATATCCTTGACAACTTCATAGAACTTGCCGTTCTCGTGTTGCGAACCTGCGGTGACAACATATCCGTTGAACTTTATGTCCACTCCATCGCGCAATTTTCCAGGATAAGACTCGGCAGTTGCCTGATAGTAAAGATGCAGACCATCGCCGGTTTCTACTGTGAAAGTGTTGGTATCAAGACCATCGGTGCTTCCGCCGTTGCGATAGTCCACATCAAAGACAACAAGACCTGACGGCGCACAGGCGATTGCGATATTGAGCAAAGGTGACTTTGCAAACCATT